GTTGAATGGGTTTATCGAGGTTCGCTTACCGGAAACCACGGGGTCCTCTTGCGGAGACCATCCGTTCTCGGCTGCCCTCAACTGAACAACCAATCTACAGCCTTGCTGGCGAGGCCGCCAACATAGGGGATCTGTCCAGCCAACCATGACAACCCTGTCTTCGCCGTGTCCGTCAAGATGTTCATGACAGAGGGGGAATGATCGCCTTTAACGATCGCGGGTCGTTTTTCTGGGTTGGCCGCTGCAAAAGCAGCCACTCCTTTGTTCGAGTGACCGCCGACTGGTGCCATCGTGGGGGGGCGGTGAATTGCCTGGAGATTTGAGGTGACGCGAGCTACATCGCTGTAGGTCATCGGCGGGGGGGCAATGCTGGTCGCATAAGTTACCGGGCGAGTGGACTCGAAAGTCATCACCACGCGGTACTGAAAACTCTGCCCGCTAGCCATGCCAGCGGCAACAGCCACCATGTTGAACCATCCGGCGTTCGTGCGTCCGTTGGTCGGTAGCTGGTTCATGTCGAAACACTCCTCGGTGTAGGGCACGACGTGGACATGCGCTCTCGATCCCGACTTCCATCCACTAAGAGGGTACTCAGCGTGGCAAACATAGTCTTGGGGATACGCGCGCACTGTGGCATACGTCGCTGCGTTCAGCGGGATGTCTTTCATCGCGGATTCGTTACGCACCACGGCCAAGGTAATGTCTCCTTGGGCGGTCTGGCGAGAGGCGTCACTCCACACTTCAAGATGCGCCGAGGTACAGCGCAACGTCGTGTAGGAGTCCCATGCTGGGTCTAGGACGACAGCGGTGTCAACAGTCCAGCTTCCTGGAGCAATGTTGTTTCCGGGAGTCGCGGTCGGATTGACGGTCGCGTTACTCGCCCACACTGGGTATCCTGCTGATCCTCCGGAGTACGAGTGAAACTGTTGGTAAACAGCGGGCGGGTTTGCGTTGTTCAAGAGCCAACCATCAAGCGACACGCCCACGCAGCCAACACCGTTTGATCCGGCAACTGCTGCTCCAGCGTATTCAACTCTGTAGGTGTTGGTCTCCAACTCAAAATTTCCCACCACAATGGGCACTCGCGCGGGCTGCGCGTCGGGGTTTGCAAGACAGTCAAGGTAATTGATGATATGGGCATCTCCTTCCGTCAGCATGCTTGTCAAGGTCGCCATGCGTTCGTTTCGCACATCGATTTGTCTCTGATTGGTCGCGCGCTTCTTCCTGCGCGCGGCTCGCCTTGTCGGAGGTGCTGGAACAACAACCTCGACGGGCTTCTCCTTTCTCCTACGTCTCGCAGGAGCATTTGTTTTCTTTCTTCGGGCCATTGGCTCTTCAAATTTGGAAAACCGAGAATCGGCTCACATAGGGGGGAACGTCTTACTCTTCCCCGGTCAGGATCGGACCTGTTGCCTTTTAAACCGTCACTGATTAACCATAGTCAACGCGCTGCATCTGGACTAGCAGGGGGTGCATGACCAGAACAGGGAGACTGTGGACATTGTCGAAAAGGGTTTCCAGCTCAACAATGTCAGCGACGGTAGTGTCGTAGCGATCACAGATCGCGCTCAAAGCCAAAGCGCGATCGACGGACCCAGCATCAACGCTAGGTTTGTACCATCCGTCTTCCGATGATTTCACCACTTTTTCCGTGCACCGTCCGACGCGCTCAAGCGCGGCCAGATAAGGTCCAAGAATTGGATAATCCCTGGGCACGGTTTTCATGCTCTGGCTAAGAGCATAGGCGACGACGTATACGCCTTCTGACCGGTCACGCGAGGCTGAAAATCGCGCGGGGTCCTCCATTTGTTTTCCCAACTTCAGGACTTGGCTTGGCAAAGGGTACCAACACAGAAAGTCTTGAGCATTCCGTAGACACCATCCCTTCAAGAAAGTCGGGCCCCCAACGAGCCCACAAAAGCGTTTTACCTTGATTTTAACACCCAACTCATACGCATTATCCTCCACGGTTTTCCGGAGAACTATACGGCGGCACTCCACGGCGATCGCTGTCAAACTATTGACCACGGTTGTAAAATCCACTCCAGTCGCCAGCTCAGGGTCGCTATTGCCGACCACACTGAGGGGACCGTGTGATATCTTGTACTTTCCGCAGCACGCAGTTATATATCCATCGATCACAAGTTTTGGAATACCAGCATCACTCATGATCCGAGCGTGGTGGGCGATTGCATGCATCCTTTCAGACTGGTCACATGCTACAAAGTCTTCCTCCCAGAAGTTTTCTCGCACTCCTTGGGTCGCTTTTGTGTGGTCAGGTGAGTAATAAGCTATGATGTCATCACCACTCACCGCAAGCGTGTCGATTCCGCTGGCCAGCATTTCGAACAATTGGTTCAATTGCCGGCCGGTCGATCCTGCTGCATACACGATTTGCACTCCGATCGTAGTCATCCGTCCATCAAAGACATTGTGACACAAGTCACTAAATGCCCGCGCGTAAGGTGCAAGGATTACATGTTGGACTTGAGGCAAAACCACTATTGTTCGCGGTTTCAGCTTCATACTCCCATCAGAGGTTTCCTTCAACGCTAATGTCTCGTTGTGTTTGACTTTGCACTCCGTGGCCCCGAAGTAAGCCGAGCCTAGATGTAGACGACTCGCCTCAATTCGGAAGAGGTTGGCTTTTGCTCCAGCCAACGCTTTCGCACACTCTTCCTCCGTGTACGGATCGCCGCATGCAAGGTGTATCATTCCAGATGTCCTTTTCGCACAGTCCATCCACCTTCCCATCAACACTACGTCGTCGCGCTCGCCAAGAATTGGTCCATGATTGCGTACGACTACTGCTGTCAGCGTGTTAATTGGGTGGTTCATAGGTCTGTGGCCCATTCCGCTAGTTGCTAAAATGGGATACATGCGATCGCCCGTCGTTCTGGGTATGTAGAGCTCTAGCGCCACACACGCTTCAGTCGGAGTGCAGATCACCCCATCGACGGTGCATTCAAGCTGTCCACGTCGTGGGATCAATGGTTCGGCAAGGTACCATGTACTGACCGTTGCGGGTATGATGTCGTCTTCTGACAACTCCACAACCCGTCTCTCGTCTCCAAGCCACTCCTCTCCGCTAACCCGTGTTTCAATCCACGCGTGAAAGAGTCGCTCGGTAGAACGTCGTTTACACAGGACGTATAACAGTGCCCACAGGACTATGCTCACCGGCACGGCAAGCACCATCCAAAAGGCTGGATCAACTGTCACGTCTTCAGAAACTACGGCTAGTTCCTGGCCGAACGCTCCTGGCAGGCGTCCGAGCATAAAAAGCACCATCAAAGTAACAACCAGTGCTTTCATCGAAGCGGCTCTCCAGCGTGTCATAACTGGCGCTGCGGGCGCATGGGCCGTGACAAAGTCATTTTCGGCCTCGGCATGTCCCAACCGCAAGTCGGCCGCCTCAAAGGCTGCCTCGCGAAGTCCATCATACAACACGACAGTGCGTGTGCCTTCAACCACGTCCTGAGCGATCCCTGGATAGCGGGACTCAAACTCATTAAACGTAGCCGATTGTCGACAGATCGTCAAAACTTGGTTTGCGGCGGTGGATCGCACGTGTGCAGAGGCAGCACGTCCTTGAACCGGCGTTTTCAGAGCAATCGCCGCCTTGGTAAAATATAGGCAGTCGGATGACCACCCCAGCCAGCGCCAAAGCGTCGGGCCGAGATAGCGATTGATGTTTAGCCAGCGGGTACTACCATAGTGGTCCACTGTACAGCGTTGGAAAGTTCCTCCATCAGCCTGCAACTTGCACTCAACCTGAATTGTCCAAGGCGCGTCCTTTGCGACCTTGTGAACGACGTATGGTCCTACACGTTCCAAGAATGTGATTGAGTAGCCCTGGTACACTTTGTGGTCCAGAGCATCTATGGCATAGTGCAACGGGTAGCCGTAATTGGACGAATCCGGTGAAAACGAGATCAGTCCCTTCGCGTCTTTGAACCACACTCCTTCGCCCGGTACTCCTGTTTCTTCCACATCTGCTCCACCTGCGCCTCGGTAATCGCGTGTGATGAAGAACATTTCTTTCTTTGTGGAATACGAAGTCCAGTCGTCAAGGAATGCTTTATCGATTCGTCCATGGATTCCATTCCAATAGACGTCGACCGCAATGACGAGATTGTACAGCCCTGTCGGCTTGATACGAACTCTCGGGTCTTTCCCGGCATCCCCTGGATATGTTTCATCAGGGCAGAGTTCGACGGTTAACTTTCCATCAAGAGTAACTTGATGCACGTCGCCATCCTTGAAATAATTCTTGTAATGGTCGACCTCCCACCTCTTATCACGAATGGCACCATACACCGAAAGGATACGGGCTTCGTTCAGGTCATGCAACTGTCCGCCAATAACGTTGCGGACTGCCACATCGCGGCAAGCATGAGATATTGCGTGGGGAATGGCGGGTGTGTCATCGGTTCTCACAACCACGCCATGTTTTTCGAGGTAGTCTTTAACATCGGGATGTTCTCGTGCGCTACAATAGATCCGCTTCAGTTTGACAAAGCGTCCTACTTGTGCCGTTCGCACTTGCGTAATCTCTTTAGGGACAATTTTCGCAACGATGTCGGCTTTCGACTCCTCCTTCGCCGCATGGAGATACTTACACTTCTCTCCGTAACGGCAGCCGTCTGCAGTGCCAAAAAACTTGCAGGGGCCAATTGGTACTACGGGCTTCGGCCCGGCGCGCCTAGGTTTCCCTGGCGCTTTGGCAGCTCCCACGCTGCCCCCGCCCTTTGGAGCGGGTGAACGAGACCTTTCGGGCTGTTCAGTTTTTTCTTTGGGGATTTCTTGCATTTTGCTTGAAAATG